AGGTGGCGTATCAGAAGACAGGACGGTTTTGACATGGGAGACCCGCTCCTCTGCATTGATCATGTGGTTGCCAGAGACGGTGCAGATTTGAATCTCACCGGACTCCTTGTTGATGGCAAGGAAGGCAGCACGATTATCACCACACGCCTGTGCGTAGCCGCTGATCTGCCCGATGTACCCAAAGGGATCGTCCACGGCAAGGGTCAGGGCATCGTCGAACTTCTTCATGCCGTACCGGGACGCTGTCTTCACATCGGTTACGACCCCGTCGATCCGGGCATCCATGTGCCCCTTGATGCCACCGATCTCGATCTCACGCTGCTCGTCCTCGACTGTATGTCCTGCCTCCTTGATCAGGAACAGGATCAGGGCCTCCATCAGGTGACCCATCAGGAACTTGATGCGTAGACTGTACGGCATGTCTGATGCAACATCCGGTCTGTTGATGTCGTACCATAGCTGACGGTCTGGTCGTCCCATGTTCGACATACGCAGCGTCTTGGGTTTGGATGCCGGTTCAGAGATAGATCGAAGAACAGCTTCGCGCATATCTGACAGCATGGTCTCGACATTCTCGGGATTAGGGTTGGTGATCCCGAGATCGAACATCATCTGTAGGTCTTGTGGAATGTCTTCGATACGTTTGATTGTACTGTCCTCCGTTGAAATTAGGTGGGGGTGGATGACGGGTACCCCCGGACCCGGACTACTAGGCGGAGAACGATGCCTCGTTCCCGATTGCTGCAAGTTCAGCCATCGGGTCCGGTGTTGACCCTGCATAACGCACAAGATCAACAACCTGAACCGCATTGAAACGGGCCGAGGTTGTACCGTACTTCTTGGAGTGTGAAGCGAAGTACACCACGTTCACCGTGGAGCCATTACCGATGAGAGTACTCTTCGGAATGACGTTCATATCGGCGTCAACGACACGAGGCTCGAAGGGAACCTCGATTCGATCTCCGTCTGGATCGTCGGGATTGCTCTCCCAGACAGTCGGCGGGTGCCGGAAGGTAATGCACGGGGTGTACTCCTTCTTGGCGTGATCGTGAAGAATCTTGTCGGCCAGACCTTGGGCGGTCAGTTCGGCAATGTCGTCAACAGACAACGGACCAATATCAATAGAGTACTGGTAGTTGTCGGGGTACTTCGGGCTGTTGGCGGCTTCGTGAACCTTGGCCCAGTGAGCAGTTCCAGTAAGTGTAGGCATGATGTTTTCCTTTAGGTTTCTGGGGGTGTGCGAGGCCCCTCTGTATCGCACATCTAACTTCTATCAGGTTACTGATCAGAAGTCAAACCTTTCTTGATGACGATGTATGTCATCCATGTGTTCTGGTTCTTCCAGCTTCGGTGGGGCGGTGTAGAATTCTAGGACACGCCGTATCTCGGCCACGGGCACATCAATGTACCGGTGGACATTGCTGTTGATGCAGTGGTGCAGGGCTGCTGCCACCACCTCGTCTACCCATTCGTCATCGAGGTCGATCTGTACTTTCATCAGGTTTCTCCAGTTGGTTGATAGCCATGTTGTAACAATCTGCACGGACGATGAACCCGTTGTCCCCGTCCTGCTCACCGCGACGCAGAAATCTGGCGTCCTCGATGTACTTCTTTTTGTCGTAGTGGCCCAGCACCCACGCCCTGCTGTTATCATAGTGGACACGACAGAAGATGTAAATGTCGCAGTCCTGTCGTGGATTAAAATCCGCCACCGAACAATCGTAGTAATCCATCGGCGGGGTACTGGTCCTCTTTGTCTTGACGTCTGCTGTCCGTCCGTCAGGGAGGATCAGATCGTACTGGTAGGTGTGCTTGATCTCGCCACCGTAAACACGACACGCTGCGATCTCCCCAAGGAACCCGGCAACATTACCGCCACCAGCCTCGATTGAGTTGTTTAGTTTCCCCATCTCAGCAGATCGTTTAGACGCTAAACTACGATCTTCGTCTGTGAGTTTTATCAGCTGCATTAGTGTACGTCCGACCAATTGTTGCCTACCTTCCAGTCACAGTCGAGTGGGCAGTTAAAGGATAGCTGCTCGGCCACTGCCTGTATAGCATTCTTTGAGATCAATCCGATCTCCTCGGGATCGAGTCTGGCGTCAGCCTCAATGCAAAGTTCGTCGTGGATCATGGCTACGATGTCAGCACCCGGCGGTAACGCCTCGTGGACGTTGATCAGCCACTGCTTGGCGATGACCGCAGCACATGATTGGAGCAGCGTGTTCAGGGCTGCATGTTCTGAGCGGACTCGGACGTGTCGTCCGTCGATGCCACGGACTGTGCCTGATACCGCCTGTCCGGCAACTCTTCGCTGTAGGTTCGCAAATGACGGCATACCACGGAGATATCGTTCTCTAATTGCAGCACCAGCATCTGCTCCGCCTCCGATAATTGTTCCCAGCTTTGCGTTTCCCGCCCCGTAAAGCAGTGCGTACGTGAAAGTTTTTGCTCCAGATCGTGTAGGCAATCCAGCAAGGTGTTGAGTTCTTGTGTGAACGTCTCCATGAATCAGTTCCTCTGTGTAGTCCTTGTCGTTGAGGTAGTGGGCAAGGCATCGGAGTTCGATACCTGCAAGGTCAGTGCCGATGAGTTGTCGTCCCCCCGGGACAGTCCAGCACGACCGGCACTCCATGCCGTATTCGGATTGTGGTCCCGGCACCTGCTGTAGATTCGGGCTGGTGCAGGACATGCGGTGGGTGATGGCACCCAGTGTCAGGTAGCCGCAGCGGACACGACTGTCCCTGTCTACCTTGTCGAGCCATGAGGATACCTGTGCCACCCGCTTCTGGAGCATCAGGTAACGGGCAATCTTCTGGGCAAGGGGTAGGTCAATGGTGGACAGCGTGGCCTCATCGACGATGGGCTGTCCCTTATCGGTGTGTTTCTGTGGCACCCATCCCTGTCGCATCAGACGGTCGGCAATCTGCTGACGACTTGCAAGGTTGAATGTCTGCCACTCGATAGCTGTGTGCTGTCCCGTGCCGGGACCTCCACCATCACAGACAGATGGATCGTTGAGATGTCGAAGCCCGACAGATGACAGGGTGCCGTCCTTACGATACTTGGGGACAACAAGGCGACGAGGCTTGGGAATGTCGGGCATATCGGCCAGAACATCTGCCTCGATCTCGGCAACTTCATTCGACAGGGTGGCGACAAGAGTTGCCGCCCTTGGCTGATCGAGGTAGTAGCCGTGATCCTCGACCGAGTTCATCACGGCACGGACACGATGCTCCATAGCAATGGCGGACTTCCACGACGCACCGCCAGCAGCCCTGTCCATCTGGTACGCCTCGCCCTGTAGGTGCTTCAGGACACGGTGTGTCAGGTCCACGTCCTGTCGGCAGTACTCGATCATCTCGGCTGTCGCCCCAAGGCTCCAGTCGTGGAAGTCGATCTTGGCATCATCGAGTCTGGCACCCCATGCACGGAGACTGTGTCCGCCGGGACGATCAGGCCAGAGAAGCTGACTGATCAGCATGGTGTCTCGAACCTTGGCGAGATCGAGGTCGGCGTCCAGCAGACGATTGATCACCGGGATGTCGAAAGCAATACCGTTCTGTGTGTAAATCCAGTCGAAGGACCGGAGGTAGTCGGGCAGTTCTGCCATGTTCTCCGATGTAAATGTCCGCCGATCCTCGGTACCTACCACACGGGTACAGGCTACATGAATGACCGTAGCATCGAGGTCATCCGTCTCAATGTCTACAATAACGTCGGTCATGTCGGTGTCTCCTTCATGTTGCGCCCTACGCGGTGCGCGGCTCGATGGTAAAATCCGCAGTGAAGTCCGCCAGTGGTGAGTTGTCGGATACAGGTGTGTCGTCATGGTGGCCATTCTGTCCCGGTTCGCCAGTCTCTGTCAAGCGACCTGTTGTCTTGTCGTAGTACAGGTAGGTGGCAGGTCCGGTGATACCGGAGAACCGATTCTTCAGGACACGGACAGTCGTTGTGTTCCGAAGCACCTCGTTCTCAGCCTGTCCGTTACGCTCCAATCCGATGACCATGTCGGATAGCTGGGCGATGGCGGCAGAGCCTCGCAGCTGTGACAGGCTGGTAGCTGCACCATCCTCATGGCCCTGACCCTGCGGTCGGCGGAGGTGCGACACCATGATCAGGCTGATACGTAGTTCCTGTACCAACATACGCAGCTTGGTGACGATCTCGTCGATGGCCTTACGTTCGTCGCCGTTCTCCTGACTGGAGACAACGATGGACAGATGGTCGAGGACGATGTACTTGCAGTCCATAGCCTTCGCCATGTGTCGTACCCTGCCGATGATATTCTCTAACGTGTTCGACCCGAAGCTGTCGTAGAGGAAGATGCGGTCTGTCCCCAACGTCTGGTCGAATGCCAGCCGCAGTTCCTCTGGTGTCTTCTCAGTGTCGGGCAGGTGGAGCGGCTTGTTCGCAGCCATCGACATAAAGCCAAGGGCTGACCGCTTCGTGGATTCTTCGAGGAACATACATCCGATGTTATCTTCCGTCACGTTGAGAAGGTGGTACATCAGTTCGCGGACGACGGCAGACTTGCCCAGCCCTGACCCGGCTGTCAGCGTGACCAGTTCACCGACACGGATGCCGTAGGTCATCTCCTGTAGGCCGGTGTACGGATACTCTACTGATGGGGTGTCGTCATCGGTGGAGACCAAGTCCCAGAGTGACGAGCCTCGGACGATGCCTTCCGGGGTGAAGGGCTGTGCGTTCCACCAACGTCGGGTGTAGTCCTCGACCTTACCCCCGGCCAGATACTCACCGACATCCTTCAGTGGGGCGAGGTTGACCACCTTACATTTGTTAGGCTCGAACAGATTGGCAACGTCCTCGGTGGCACGTTTACCTGCATCGTCATTGTCGAAGGCCAGATAGATTTCCTCGAACGTGTTCAGGTATTCGAGGTTCTCCTTGACAGCCTTGACCCCGGTGGCTGACGGCATCCCGACGGTGGGCCACTTGGCCCCATTCATCTGGTGTGCGGCCATCGTGTCGATCTCGCCCTCGCAGATGGTGATTGTCTTACCACCCCCGGGGAAGAGGTGCATCCCGAACAGGGCTGTCTGTCCGCTACCGTCCCATGAGAACGTCTTGTTTCTGGAGTACCGTGACTTCACCCCGATCAAGACACCGTCCGAGTTGCGGTACGGGTAGAGATGGCGGTCGTTGACGTTGTCGATACGGACCCCGAACTTCTCGACAACTGCTGCCGAAATCTTACGCTCGGCAAGGACACCACAGGTCAGGCCGTTGAGCATATCATCCAGCCGGGAGGAGACGTGCACCGGCGTGGGCTTGGGATGTGTTGGTTTCATGTGAGTTACTACCTCGTGTGCGTGTTCGCCGTCGTATGCGTGTTCAGTCTGACGACAGCTGAAACAATGGAAGTGTCCGTCTGTGTAGAGTGCACCTGCGTCGGACGATCCGCATAGGTGGCACGGGATGTGTGTCTTGACTGGTTCTGAATCACTCATCGTTGCCTCGGAAGAAGATTAGGGTGAATGCAATCGCGCCGACGAGTAGTACAACTGCAAGTGGAATGGCTATGATTTCTGGTATGTCCTTGTTTATGTTGCAGTGCAGCATTATATTCAGGGGAAGGAGAACCACCATGACATTCAGTACTGCCACACTCGTGTTTGATGTCTTCAATATCGGGGGTCACCGTCGTAGTGGCTCCAACTTTGCCCTCGCTGTGCAGCTGCGGGGCCTTCTAACCAAGATTAAAAGGGGAGTAATCCGATATGGAACCGCTCGTGCTACAGACGCTCTTCGGAACGGTCACATTTACTAAGAACAGCTACAAGCTGGAGAGTCCTGTCTTCGGACTGGACTTGAACTGGGAGTGGTGTACTTTCCCGTCCACCTTTACCCAGACCAAAGGATCGTAGAACTTTCCGTAACGATTCCAGAGCCATCGGGGGTTACGAACCGGCTTGAAGTCCGGGAAAACCCTTGATGCGCTCAACTGTTTCCACTTTGCCATAACGATATCCAATTAGTTGGAGGTAAAGCACCATACTCCTGTGGTTCGCGGCTGTCAAGGTACATTTTTAACTTGGTCCACGACTTGCTTACTGACTTGGCCCCCGACTTGGCTCCAGACTTGGGCCGCGACTCGGCCCCAGACTTGGCCCCCGACTTGGACCCCGACTTGGTCACAGACTTGGGCCGCGACTTGGCCTCTGACTTGGTCCCAGACTTGTCTACGTACACTGTTCATATCGACTCCAATTGTTCCCCGACTTGGACCCTGACTTGGACCCTGACTTGGTACCAGACTTGGTCCACGACTTGGTCATCGACTTGGTCCCAGCCTTGGTTCACGACTTGGCTATCGACTTGGTCCCAGACTTGGCCCCAGACTTGGTTCTTGACTTGATTATAGACTTGTCTACGTACACTGTTCATATCGACTCCAATTGTTCCCAGACTTGGTCCACGACTCGGTCCCTGACTTGGCCCCGGACTTGGACCCCAACTTGGCCCCAGACTTGGACATCGACTTGGTCATCGACTTGGTCCCAGACTTGGACCCAGACTTGGTTCTTGGCTTGATTATAGACTTGTCTACGTACACTGTTCATATCGACTCCAATTGTTCTCGGACTTGGCCTTGGACTTGGTTCCAGATTTG